CGAGATGCCTTCGCCGGTCTTGGTCGTGTCGGCCTGCAGCTTGCCCTCGACCTCAAGGGCCGCGAAGTCGTCACCGATCAGCGACACAGTCTTGGCGGCGCCGATCTTCACGCGGTACAGGTCGACGAGCACCGGCTTGCCCGAGTCGGCCTCGTTGAGGCCGCCGAACGCCATCTCCAGCGTGACAGAGGACGAGGTGAGCGCCTCGACCACGTCATAGCCGGCGTAGGTGTAAGTCACCTCGATGCCCGATTCCTCGGCGCCCGTGAAGGTGTCGAGGATGAAGATGCCTTCCTTGCGAACCTCGTAGTCGGTCCCGAGCGTGTAGGTCACGGTCGCGCCGTCATTCTTGACCGCGACAGCCGTCGGGTTCGGATGTGCCAGCCGGATGAGTCCGCCCTTGTAGGCGGTGTACTCGGCCGCCGTGACGGTGCCGCCGGTAACGGCAGACGCGGTGCCGAAGATGGCGCGCGCGAGGTTGGTCGGGTTCAGGTCGTGAAGCGACATGCCGACCGTGATGTTCTTGATTCGAGACACCGACGCGTACACGCCGCCACCCGGCTTCGTGTAGTCCTGCATCTCCTTCGTTTCCTCCTCGACGCCCAGCTCCAGCTTCGAGACGTTGCCGACCTCGATCATGGGAGCGTCAGCGCCAGCCACGCGAGCGTAGATTTTCCCGGAGCCGATGTAGGGCTTGTAGACAGTCGCCATGATGACCTCCAGTTAGTCAGTGAGTGCGACGATGGATGCCGCAGCACGCGGCGACGAACGATGGCTCTCAGTCGATTTCACTGCGGGCCACCTTAATGAGTTCGGCGATCTGATCGAGCAGCTCGGGAAGCACCGAGCGATGACCGCTGGCGATCGCGGTCCCGGGCTCGTCGATCAAGGCCGCCATGACCGTGAACACGCGCACCATCCAGCCGCGCCCGTAGCGCAGCCAGTTCGCGTTGCTCGCGTACCGCAGCACGCGGGCGGCCTGAAATTGCGCCAGCACCCAGCCCTCGCCGTGCGCATCGATCGCGTCTTGAAGCGCCTCCAGCGTCTTGGGGCCGATGATGCCGTCCTGCGCGGCGTGCAAGAGGCCCTGCAGCATCTTCACTGCCGCCCCGTTGCCTTGATTGACGGCCGAATCGAACACCGCCACCGCGAGGCGCGGCGCGATGTCAGCGATGCGCCCGGCAGTCGGCGTCCAGTATTCGGCAAGGTAGATCGCGGCAGCCCGGTCCGTTGTCAGGTTGGCGATGTCCTCGCCCGGGTGCGAGCGCTTGCTGATGCCGTACTTCGTCTCGCCGCCCGGGTCGTGCGGGTCGTTGACGTAGCCGCCCTCCAGCTTGAGGATCAGGTCGATGGCTTCGTTCGGGGTCACTTGATTGCCTCCGCACGGGCCAGCAGCTCGGTCTTGCGTCCGCTCTGGGCGTTCGTGCCGAAGTAGTAGGCCATGATCCCGGCCCACGCGGTGCCGAGCGACCCGAGCATGACCAGCAGAGCCTCGCCGCCGCTCTCGGGTATGCCGTTCGCCAGGAGCCAGACGAGCACGCCGAAGAACCCGGTCGTGACGCCGCCAGCCAAGAGGCGCGGAGTCCACAGGTCGCCGGTGTCCGTCTCGCGCTTGCGGGCGTTGGCGCGATCCTGGGCGTTGATCTGTTCGAGGTCGATCTCCAGCTTCGCCATGTCGCGCTGGAACTGAAGGTCGGCCTGCTTGAGCGCGATCAGCGCCTCTGGCGTCGCGGTACGCACCGCGGTCGCCAGCATCTCGTCGGTCGCCTCCTCGACGTTGTCAGCGCCTAGCAGGGCGTCGGTGATGACCTTCGTCGCCATGCCAGCGAGCGGGGTGCCCAGCGCCGTTGCGAGCGCCGGAGCGACGGTGCGGACGACAGCCTTCCAATCGAAGTTCACATCCGACTCCTGATCCAGTCGAGAACCTGCGCAACAACGACGAGCCCAACGAGGAACACTCCAACGATAAACACGGCGTCAGCATTCATCATCACTGTCCCGTCCCGTGGATGATCCCGAGCTTCGCCAGAACCTCGATGATGGCGAGCACCGCGCCGGCGCCGATGAACAGCGCCAGCATTCGATTCTGCAGCCCCTCGATGCGCTCCTTCAGCATTGCCCCCGTGTTCGCGATGTCCTCGAACCGCTTGATCTCGTCCGTGGTGTGGTCCGATAGCGCGCTCAACATCGCTTCTCGCGTGCCGTCGATCCGGTCGCGCAGCCCGTCTAGCCCTTGTCGCAGCATGGTCAGCTCGCGGTCATGAACTTCCATCTTGCCTTCGATCCTGCCAACGCGCTCGCGCAGCGGGCCGACATGCTCATGGATGTGAATCTGAACGTCTCGATCTTGATCGCTAGGTGCCATCCCATTCTCGCTTACGCCTGCTGCGGCACCAGACTTCGGCGCGTGGCAAACGTCTCACTCCAGACAAGGAATTGATCGTCGAACCCAACCGGCTGCGCACTCACGAACACCAGCGGCCCTCGATTCGTAGGACGCCAGCCGAGCAGCGTCGCCTTTATTGCCTCCGATACCGTCAGAAGATCGGCCGCAGCCGCCTCGCCCCTTGGGTCGCTGACGTTTCGCACGACAGCGATGATGGTCAGCTCCTCGCGGACCACGTGTCGAGGCTGCCAGGGGTCAGCGGCATTCTCGACTCCCTCGATGCCCGGCAGGACGAACAGCGCCGGCGTCACGGGCACGCCGTCCAGGGCCTGCTCGACCAAGATCGACGCCGACACTCGCAAGACCGTCGGCTCGATCGGCGCCTCGACTCCTGGGCCGATCGTCAGGTGTAGGCGCTCAACAATCTCGGCGACGTCGAGCATGGTCAGACCATCGTCCCGAGCAGCGTGTCCGTGAACGTCACGGATGAGCCCTCCACTACGATGGTCCCGACGCTCGCCGGCTCATCGGGCGAGGTCGCGCCCGGGATCGTCACGCGGCCGGCAGCGACGTCCTTCATCCACGCCAGCGCGTCCTCGTAGCGCTCGCGCACCTGATCGCTCGCGCGATCATCGAACAGCAGGTAGCGGGCGACGTCGCACGCGCGACGCACGACCTCGGTCGGAACCGGGTCTGGCATCACCATGCGGCCGTTCAGCCAGCCGTCAATCTCGGCGGTTGCGTCGTCGCACGCCTTCGCGACGACGGCGGCGTCTACTTCGCCGTCACGATCGCGATCGGCCAGCTGAAGGATCTCCTCAGCGCCGAAGCGATCGATCAGGTCCTGCTCTGCGCAGTAGGCCACCGGTCATGGGGGGCGGGTTGCCCCGCCCCCGCTCCGTTAATTGCTGGTCGTCAGCTCGACGAGCACGCCGGGGCGCAGGCACATCGGCAGAGGATGCGACTGCGTGTGGATGATGTAGCCACGACCCAGCTCCTCCTCGACCACCTTGCCGTAGTACAGCTGCCCGAGCTGCCCGACCGTCTCGTTGAAGTCGGCCGGCGCGGCGTAGGTATTGAACGTCTGCAGCGTGCCGAGCGGGAACGCCTGCCCTTCGTTGGCATCGATGAAGCGCGTCGAGCCAACGATGGCGCGATACTCCTCGAAGGTGATGCCGCCGAAAGTAAAGCCCTTGCGCACGTCACCGCCGAGGCGCTGCGCTGCCTCTTGGTAGTTCGCGTAGGCTTCCTTGACCTTCGAGTGCTGGATCAGCTTGTCGAAGAACTCCGCCGACACCAGCGCGTGAACGCCGCGAGACACCTCGCCCTGCAGGTTGTCCTCGACATGGCGCACGACCTCGTAGCACTTGCCGCGAACGTCGGTGGTCGAGGTCCCGAGCACGAAGTCGACCGACTTTTTCACGATGCCGAAGTCGGTGAACAGGTCGACGATGGTATTGCCGGCGCCGTCAGTGACGATGCCCTTGAGCGCGCCCATGCGCATGTACTCCAGGGTCTGGTCGTGCTTTGCACGCATCGTCTCCAGGCGATCGGTGAGGTACTGCTGAACCGCCGCCTGCTGCTCAGTGCCGAACGCACGCAGCCCGTTGACGTCGTAGGGCGTCACGCGTTCGTTCTGGTAGTAGTGCGGAACCGAGAACGTCCTGACCTTGCGCTTGCCGATCGTGCCGACGGTGCCCGGGGCGCCGAACTCGTCTGCCGTCAGGAGCGAGAGCGAGCCGTTCTTCTCCTCGACGATGACCGTGTTGTTGATGAGCCCCTTGACCGGGAACAGGTTCAGCTCGTTGAGCCGGCCGTAGCGGTTGGGGATGACGTTGATGGCCGCCGAGATGTCGGCGACCGAGAACAAGCCAAAGGGATTCATGGCGCCTCCTTAAACGCTGGAACGGACGCGGATGTCGAGGGCCGCGAGGTCAACGACTGCGGCGTCCTTTTCACCCTGAGTGGTAACGCCGGCTCCCCATGCGAGGTTGTCGACGTCGATCAGCGCCGGGCCACGCGCGAGAATGACGCCCTTCTTGTCGCCGCCAGACGCGTCGACAGGGAACAGCAAGATGCCAGCGGCGGTCTGCGAGCCGTCGGCCGCGTCGTTGTCGTAGGCGGTGTACTTGCCGCCGACCGTGATCTTGCCGACCACGGTGCCGGCCGCAAGGTTCTGCCCCGACACGACGGTGATCGTCTCGCGGCACCACTGCACTTCAGGAGCCAGCTCGAACTTGAGGAAGTCGGAGAGCTGGGTCGGTTCGGTGTAGGTCGTCATCTACGTGCCCTCCTCAGGCGCTGAACTTGGCTTTCACGGCAGCAGTGAGCGGTCCGGGGCCGGCACGCTCGTCTTTCGAGCCCGGGGGCGCGCCGTTGTTCACGGTGTCGTGAAACAGGTGCGACGGCAGGCTGGTCTTGGCGCTCTTGGCGAGCTTCAGCGCGACGGCGAAGTGCTCGTCCGTCATGCCAAGCATGGCCTCCTTCGTCTCGGTGTCGATCGCGAACTCGGCCATCGAGCGCTCGCGCTCAGCCCGAACCACGGCCGCGAAGCGCTCGCGGAGCTGGTTCAATTCGCCGGTCAATGCCTCGTTCCGCGCTTTCTCCTCAGCGAGTGCGGCGCGGAGCGTGTCGAGTTCCTGATTGTCAGGCATAGTCGTTGGCTCCTGATGTTTGAACAGATGCGCGGAGGTGCGCGGGTCAGCGCCGACGGGCACGAACGAAAGCTCGCGCACGCTGGCGTTCTCGAACACGGTCGCTACCGTCATCTCGCGGCCGTTGATGGTGATCGGCTTCCCGACCTTGCGCGCCTCGGCGTTGATGCCGATCGAGAGCTGGATCGGGTGGCCGTCACGCATGAGCGCTTCGACCATCTCGCCTGCATCGGTCACGCTGTTGAGCTTGCCGACAGCGATGAGCTGGTTGTTCTCGACGCTCAGCGTCGCGTGACCGGCGGTCGAGCGGATCGAGTTGTCATGATCGATCAGGACCGGGGTCGGGTTGCTCAGCTGGATTGAGTCGAGGTTGATGGCGACGTCGCCATGGAAGCCGTAGTCGGGAATGACGCCGCCCGAGTACGCGACCGCGCGAAAGCGCCCGGACGCCTCGGTCGACATCGAAACCGCGGCTTCAAATTGCAGTAGGGTCGGGTTCATGCCGCGCAATATGCGCGGCGGCGTGGCGCGTGTAAGGGTGACGGGCGTCAGCGACGCACTTGGACGATGTGGTCGCGCAGGATGTCCATGAGCTGCGCCTTCAGCGTTCCCGGCATCGCGCCGCCGGCGTCGATGGGCAGGAAGGGGCGCGCCGGGATGCGGATCGTGTACGGCCCCGACTGGTACGTCTTGCGCTCGACGCCCTTCGTCTCGCCCGCCCGGGCGAACCGCACGCTACGTGGCCCTCGCTTCTTCAGGCGCTTGATCCGCACCGTGCCGCTGCCCGCTTGGCGCTGGATCGTGCCGCCGAACTGATGGATCGCAGCGTACTTCCGGTCGCTGCCGACCTCAACACTGTTTCCCGTGACGGTAGCGTGGATGCTGTTGAACAGCGCCCCGGTGTCGCGCAGGATCTTCGTGTCGCCCTTGCCGCCGCGCTTCCGCGCCTTGCGGTTGC